GCCTGGACCGTATCTAGGCTTAAATCTATCAGGAATGACTACCTGAGGATACGAGCTGGATTGCCTACTTTAACTTGGGTTCGCAAGAATCGCAAGGGAGAGTGGTATGGTGTTTTAGGTTCGCTGATCCGGTACTCCAGAAAATCGGAGAAGTGTTGGAAGCGTGTATTAATAGCTTTCAGCATTTATACGGGAATGCGTCCCAAACAACCAACAGTAGAACACTGTGTTAAGTTTCGTAACAGTGTCGAAGGGGCTATTGATGTTCCTAATAGCTCTCTCTCCTATTGGGTTGCTAAAACAGCTAAGTCTAGGCTTGGAACTCTGTGTCCAGCCGCAACAGTGCCCCTGATTGCCTACCAGGGACATCCGGCAAAGCGCTCTCCGGGTATTGAATCATCTGTACCTCAAGATGATTTCCTAGAGAAAGAGCTGGATTGGTTTTCAGCTGCGCCTGCCAATGAGGAGTTTGCATCTGTGTATTTCGATGCTTACAGCCCATTGTTGCATGGTTTAGATTATAGATGCCAACTTGTCGACCGCTCAGATAAATTGGGTAAAACCAAATATCATGAGATCTCAGAATTCAAGTTTCATCGGAATTATGAGGTTCCTCCTTTAGCAGGGAATGTTGTACCCCTTACTAAAGATGGAGGGTGGAAGGTACGTTGGATTGCATCGCCTTTCCGGGTTCATCAACTAGCCTTAAAACCGCTAGGAGATTCGTTGTTTAAAGCTCCTTCTGAGCTCCCGTGGGACTGCACCTATAATCAGGAGTATCCTTTGTCAAAAATCCAAGCTGCTCTTAAGTGTGGAAAGGTAATCTATTCAGTGGATTTGTCATCCGCTACCGATTTTTTCCCATTATCTTTACAGCTAAGTGTGTTAAAGGCTTTGTTTCCATCTAGCCCGTACCTCACAGATCTGTTTAGGGACCTTTCACGAGCATACTGGCGATCGTTCCTTGGCCCGGTTCAATGGACCAAGGGACAGCCGATGGGTTTATATCCTTCATTCCCATCGTTTGCCATTACGCATGGTATGTTGTTGGCGACCCTTAATTCAGGCCGCCACCAGGATCGGTTTTTCATCCTGGGGGATGATGTAGTGATTTTGGACACCTCACTATATCAGAAATATCTCACAACAATCTCACAGCTTGGTTGTCCTTATGATGAGTCAAAATCCATCTGTTCTGATCAACTTGCCGAGTTTGCTGGCAAGATAATCACTGCCGATAATATCTATCCGAAGTTTAAGATAGGATTACCTGACAGCCATCAGGATTCTTTTATGGATCTCATGAGGACATACGGTCAAGGTTTTGAACGCTTCCTTCCGAATCACTTACGGAAGGTTTATCAACAGGTGGCTCATCTGCTACCTCCATGGGGTGCTAACCATTCTAATGGTATGGCGCTCCCTCTAGAGAAAGTGGTAGAGTTAACTGAAGATTTTGCGTCCTTAACCAACGAAACTAAGGGTGGAAGACTCCATGTGAGCTTCCTTAAATTTTTGGCGGACAGGCTAAAACCTGAACGTCCAACAAGCCTTTGGAATCGCTTATCGGAGTCGGTTAGTAGTCTGGCCTCCTCTTTCGAGAGAAAGAGAATACAGGCACAAAGGCTATCACCCGTTCCTCTGATACATGAGGATGTGACAGATCTGTTTGAGCTTACCGGTGTGAATCCGGGGCTCCCTGCAGTGAGTACCATCCTGAAGGAGGACCGTAGAACTTTATATCATACTTTGGCAAGTATGATTCGACGAAG